TCTTTGTCCTCTTGTTATTAACCAGAATGCATTTCCATGTACCGCCAAAGAAATGACAGTATCTTTAATAAACTCACCTTGAGTTACATTGTTATTTACATCTGGAGTAATTAGCCAAGAAGGGCTATCTATCTGTTCTATTCCTCTGTAGACTTCTACAGGGATTTGTATCATTGATGTTTCTAAAACTGACAAACATCGTGATACTGGAACTAACTTTAATGCTGCTTCTGGAGATACAACTGTTGTTTCTCTTGAAGGTGGCAAGATTGAACGACTAACTGCTGTCTCTACAGTCTCATCAACAGTTGTCTGTATTTCTGGAAAGAAGAAGTCTCTGATTATGCCCATTTATTATTCACCATCCTTAGATTCTATCATGCTGGTATTTACAATGAAGGGCTGGTAATCCTCTTTAGAGTCGCAGAACCATATTGCAAGTACTGTGGCAATGGCAGCGTCAATATCAATTGAGGAATCCCTTCTGGAAATCTTCCAAGAGTCGTGTACATTTTTACGAACTGCTGATTGCATCTGTACTGTTACAATCTCGTCTTTGGGATGTTTTATTTCCCTCTTCATTATTTTACGGTATGCGTTATTTGAGGCAGATACCAAATCCTTGTTTGAGGCAGGAATAACCCTTAAACCTCTCTGCTTTAGTATCGTAATAAGGTCAGATAACACATATGAGTCCATTAAAAATGGAACATTATGTTTATTTGCTAAATCCATACATAGTCTTGCCAATTGGTCTATGTTGGTGCTATTTAATGATGCTACTAATTCTGTTGATACAAAGCCATCTTCTTCTATGCCCGCAGCAACTACGCAGGCATGGTCCCATCCTGGTGTCCTGTCTACTGAGAAGATAAGTGGCTTGGATACAACTCCATGGTCTAATGATTGCCATGTGCCAACAGGAAGCCAAGCGTTCATGGAAGATACAAACTGATTCAATCTATAGCGTCTTGCATCTGCTTCTGGCATCGTAGATAACTCATTTTTAACTGCTGCCCAGGATAATATGCCTGATGCAAGGTTAGGATTAGCCAATCTTACTGCTTGTTCATCTGTTATTTCACATCCCTGTGGTGCTTCCCAGCAGAAGAATCCAAAGCGTTCTAAATCACCAACTTGGTCTACAGCCTTGGCTCCACGCTCATAAAGGTTCTTCAAAAGGGTAGAAGTGTCGTCTCCAGCAGTAGTAATGCCTAAAATCATTCCATCAGGACGAGTTGCAGAGCCTAAAGCCATCGCAGTCCATAAATCTTCCTTTGACATGTGCAATTCATCAAATATAACCATAGATGGGTGCAATCCTTGAGCGGTAGCAGCAGAAGAAGCAATAACCTTATAAACACCAGTGCCATCAGCAGTCCAAAGGCCTCTATGCTCAGTAGAACGAGAGAAGAAATGTTTTAATAGGTCAGAAGTCTGTGTTTGATGCAATAATCTTCTATAAACAATCCTTGCCTGGTCTGCAGATGCTGCAACTGACACTACTTCTGGTGCTGGCTCATGCAAAAGCAATCCATATAACGCAAATGTTGCACCAATTAACGACTTACCATTCTTTCTTGGCATACTAATTACTACCTGTTTATATCTTAATCTACCTGCCAATTCAGGGTCTGGATGGTCATTTGGATACCTCTCAAGCACATGTCTGATGAGCCATTTCTGCCATTCTGTTAATACTAATGGAGCATCATTCTTTTCTGGCAACCGCCAAACACCTTGCACAAGGTTGATTAATTTATCTCCATCTGTTATAAAATCTTCAGATAATGGAGTCGTATAGTGCGTTGGTTTCCAATCAGCCATTAACCAATACTGCCAATGCCTCTGCAGGTGTCATTTCTGTTCCTACCTTGCGATTATTGAGAAGACCAAGGTTAGATAGTAGGCCAATAAGGATTGGTGCTATCTGGTGTCTTCTATCTGGCATTTGGTCCATGGTCTGGGCTAACATTATTGCTTGAGTGGCTGCACCAAAATCTGATTCTTCCAACCATGTGGCAGATTTCAATGATATTTTCACAGCCTCTTCTAAGGTATAGTTAAATTCTTTTTCCATAGTCTTGCCTCCTTCTTGTGAGATTAATCTTGGCTCTCTTGGGCCTTGTTTCATTCCAGTTCTCATATTTCTCCTTTTACTATTTTACCAGATTTTAAATTTTCTGACGGGATGCGGGATATCTAAGATATATCTAAAAAAACCCAAAACCATTTATCTTATATATCTCCAAACCAGGATATGTGGATATTCGTGGATATGTGGATATTTGGATATAGGGTTTTGTATTTTACTATTTGATATAAATGTTTTATAGGAAATGGGATGCGGGATGTATATCATTTCAAACCTTTTATGTATCTTGGATTTCCATATGGCATTCTCTTCTTTATATGATTCCATTTAGTGCTATTACATGATATACAACATGGTAGTAGATTATGCATTTCATGTGTACCGCCCTTACTTAGCGGTAATATATGGTCAATAGATGTAGGATTGGGTTTACCACAATAATGGCATAGTACATCAGGCTGACCAAGTATAATCTTCCTATTCTTTCTATAGAGAGGGTCGTTATACTCAGACACCTAAACCACCTAAATCATCAAATAGGCTAATAGCACAAATACAAAGAATTCCATAGTGTCTATAGTTTATCATATCTGTTCCATATTTCGGGATAATCGTCCCAATTCCATTCTGTACCGCCCACATTTACCAGGTCTAATAGGCATAGGCTACAGAGAAACCCTCGCACAGGTAGGTAGTAATAGGCTCTGCGAGGGCAAGCATTACACTCAGTAGGTCTGGTTGTAATCTTATATTTCTCTAATGCTTCAAGTGGCGTCATTTCGTTCTACCCAGCCAATTGGCTCCATGTCATCACAGGTTTTATCTCCCACCACACACCCATGACATAGGCAATAATATATCAGGCTGGCCTTCTCATTTCCATCTGTAATATCTCTCCAGGAGTTATTAGTTTTCCTTTTGATGGGTTTGCTGACCAATCGCAACTTCCTTCCCTCTCAGATTTCAAAACCGCTCTGCTAAGGGTATCATGAGGAACCCACAATACGCATTTACCCATAACAAATGCCCAAACATCTGCATCTGTTGTTTTAAATCCACCAGGTACATCTCCATGGACTTGTGACCAGACTTCTTGTTCTATGTAGAGATTTCCTGTTTCTTTCCATTTCAAATCTCTCTTTACTTCTACCTTTACCTTTTCTTCGTATAGATAGTT